TTTCAAACCAATGCACATACTGTTTTCTAGTAAACTCTACAGAGGCATGGCCTAATAGTTGCGATACTAAAGCATAATTAACACCCATAGTATCAAACATTATAGATGCAAAATAATGTCTTAAATCATGCCATCTAAAAGATTCTATGTTGCTTTTTGCAATAGCTTCTTTTAATACTTTACGAAACATATCACCACTTATAGGTCTGTTGTTTCTATTTCTAAATATAAAAGTGTCTGGGTTATTAGGTCGCCCTTGTCTTAAATACTCTTGTTGTAATAATTGATATAACTTCTCACTTAAAGGTAATTTTCTTTTTGATGTTCTAGTTTTCAGTTTAGAAGATACTTCTTCTCCATAATCTCCCACTCTTATGCTTTGATCTAAAATAATTTTCTTATTATCAAAATCAATATGTTTCCACATTAATGCTCTTTGTTCACCTTGCCTAAATCCTGTTGATATAGCCATCTGAAACACTAAAGTAAATTCTGGATCAATATTAGACATAATTAAATTAATTACATCTTCGCTAACTTTTTCTGCGGTTACACTTCCTACAACATAATCTTCTGGTATAGGTAATTCTTTAACATCTACAGGATTAACACTAATATAACTACGACTGATAAAGTAATTAAATATTTGTTTAAAGTGCTTAAATGTATTAATTCGTGTTTTTGTAGCAGTAGGTTCACCATTTCTTTGATTAGTCCACATTGGTTTTGATCGCAATAAATCTTGTAAAATGTCATCTGGTGTTCTAACGCCTGGCAATATTAATTTAGATAAATCCCAATCTTTAAATTCTTTTCCAGATACAATAGTTTTATTTAATTTATTAGCAGAAGAAATCTTTTCGTTTTTTTCTCCTTTAGTAACAGTTGAAACTTTTACTTTTTCTATATATTTATTTATTGCATATTCACCAGTTATTTTATTTGGAATATACATATTATTAAAATGTAGTTTTTCGATTCGAGTAGCTTCTGATTGTGCTTCTACTTTATCTTGAAAATATGTACGGTTGCCACCTATTTTTCTAGCGTCAACCATCCAGTTTTTTCTGTCTTTTCTATATGTAACATTAATTTGCATTGTTTTGACCCTTCTGTTATTGATTATAAAAATCATCTATATTATTAATATAATGACTTTTAATGTCAATTACAAGGGTCTAAACTTAAAAAAGCCGATTGGGTAAATCAAAATATTACTTTTGTTTGTCCCCATTTTGTCCCCAAAATGGCTCCGCGGGTTGGATTTGAACCAACGACCGATCGGTTAACAGCCGATTGAGAGACTTTTTTGTAACCCTTGCATATCCTCAAAAGTCAAGATATGCTTAGGTTTTAGGTTACTAAGGATTACTTAAAAGTCAATAGAATTTATTAAAGGGGTGTCCCCATTTTGTCCCCAAAGGATTTTGTCCCCAAACTATTAAAGCAGTTGTCCAGTTCGCATAATTTTTTCTAATCTTAACGCTCTGGTTTTAACTTGTTTAGCCCATCGGCTATCCATCATTTCGTCTGCCGCAATACTCCATGATTTAGTATTTAATGCTGCTTGAAATTTTTTAAACTTATTGAAACGTGTTAGCCCAAGATTAAATAACATATTAGCAACACATATCTTTCTAGGTTCGTTTAAATGATTCCACCATTCAAATGCTTCCGCTTCTTTTAATACGCGTTGTATGTCATTCATTAACAAGTACCGGGCTTCGTCATTAGACAACCCAAAGTTCTGCAACTCTCTGCCAATACCTACAGTTGGATAACCTTCTACTTTAGAACCTTTCTTAATAGGCTCACCATTATGGTCATCATAAACTTTTAAGCGCAGACCTTCATCTGCTGTCAGCATGTCAGCTAGTTCTTCACGCATTTGGATGACCTAATTTCTTGTGCAGTTGTTTTACCAACTTATGTTTCTTTAACCTTCGGTCTAGTTCAATGCCTATCTCTCTACCTTTAGCTTCGAGTTCAAGTTTAGACATTTTGTTTAACTCATTTACTGTTGGTGTTTTAGTAAACCAACCATTTAACCATTCAAACATTGTTTCTCCTTATACCCAGGGTTCTTTAGTTCCGCCAAAATAGGGGCGGGCATGTCCTTCTAAAACCATTCTTTCGCATATATCTTCGCCATCAACTATAGGCACAGCGAGGATTCTCCCAAACTTGCCCTTGCCATCCTTAGATGTTTTTATTATAAATCTTTTGGGAAGCAACTCTTTAAGACGTTCCTTACTCGCAAGGCCCAACGCTTTCTCCTCAAGGTTGCGCGTTCTGCTTTCTGGTGTATTGATTCCCAACAAGCGCACCCGTTCTTTTCGCAACCACACTTTAAAGCCAAGATCAACGCTAACATCTATAGTATCTCCATCAACAACTCTAATGAGTTCACAGTTATATTCATAAGTCATTCGCATAGCCGATCATAAATTTCATTGTGTACTAACAAGTCATCAACTAAATCATCAGAGATAACTTCTATGTCTGCTTCAGTAGGATTAATAGGCGATGCTATTAAACAGTAACCCTTACTTCCGCTTGACATACTTAGACAGCCGCTTACGTTTATTAGCAACGCTAGTAGCATTAATCTTTTTAGTAACTTCGTTCTTAAGATGTATGTCATCTAATTGATCCTTCATTACGTCTGCTTGTACTGCTTTACGCATAAGCATAAAGCCAAACAGCTTGCTTGCTAGTTTGGCTATGCCACCTAATGCCGACAGCCAGCCCATTACTGATCGTCTTTATTACGGTTTTTACCTATGTTGCCAGATAAAAGATTAAGTATTTTTAATACAAAATTTATAATTTTATCATCGCTAGTCGTAGGTGTTAATGCTGTTATTGCTGTGCAAGCTGTAACTATACCAGTTACGGCTGCTATCCAAGCAGGCCCAGAATTAAAAAATCCAACAATCATATCCATATTTTTTCTCCCGTTATTAAATTACAAGGCCATAAACAATGGCACCTAACCCAGCAATAATACTTCCGCTTGAAACTATTACGATCCATTCCAATCGTCTTAATTGAAACTTTACTTCCGCATGTGATTGTTCACACAAATATTCATGCGATTTAAAACGCGCAGTTAATTCTAATAGTTCTGCGCTAACTGTATTAATGCTTTTAGGTCGTGCCATTTTCTATTTCCCAGCTAGAGGGTTGTTAAGTGCTTTTTCAAGCATATCGCGAAGCCTATCCTCTAGTTCTTTCAGCTTCACATCCATCGCTTCAATTCGTCTTTGAGCGTCAGATTCGATAGCAGTTCGTTTTCCGTCAAAGCGATCTTCCGCATGTTGTATTAATGTGCGAATATCATTCTCACTTATCCGTATGGAACTGCGAATTTCTGCTTCGGTTGTCCTAGTTCTTTTATCTACCGCAGCAATCTGGTCTAAAACTGTGTGTATGTCTGCACGCAAATCATTGCGTATTGTCCTGGCATCATCTTGTGCCGCTGTAACTAATTCTTTTAATGCGTCTACTTCTATAGTAATAGTCTCAAGTATAGTGTGAACTTCTGATGATAATGCTTCTATTTTTGTGTTGGCGTTTTCTTCTAAACTAGCAATACGCTCATCAGTAACAGCTACACGTTCTTGGAACCCAGATAAATCTGGAGCCACAAACTCACTAATCTGTGTTTCCATAGCTTGCCACCGGGCATAACCTTCAAAGCCTGCCCAGATAGCACCGCCTAAAGTAGACAAGGCTGTGAGCAATGCGATTATCTTAGTAGACGATTTAAACTTTACGCCACCAAATTCTATTTCCGATTTACTCATACTGCATATCAATCATCTTATTAAAAGTTAAACTGTCTCGCACACCAAAGTAGTTGCCTAACGGGTCTTGCAATATAGCGTCTGCATATATTTCTTCGCTTTCGTACCAAGTAGGTTGTGTTTGTACGGGCGCACTATATGTTTTAATGTTAGGGCCTAGCGCATTTACTAGGGCAAGTGTTGTCATTTGCGCTACACTACTATAAGGGTCAACAAGATTGTTTAGTATCTCTTTAGCTTTGGCTTGCTTTTGCTCTTGCTTACTTTGCTTTTCTTGTTTGACGTTTTTTTGTACGGGTTCTTTTTCTTTGACATCATTTTGTGCTACCTCCTTTTTTTCTTCTTTAGTTTCTTCAACTTGTTTTTCTTCTTTTACTTCTTCAGCTACTTGCTTTTCTTCACCTTCTTCTTGCTGTGGTTCTTCAACAACTTCTTGTTTTTCTTCTACTGGTTCTGGTTCTGGCTCTGATTTCTCTACAACAACTTCTTTTACAGGCTCATTTTCTGTAGTTTCTTCTGTAGTCGCCTCTGCTTGCGTCTCATTAGCAGTAGGTTCTTCCGTAGGTGTTTCTATCTCAACTATTGGTTCTGTTAATTCTGGTTGAGATATAGAATCAATTTGTTCTATTTCGGCTACCACAGTTTCAATTTCAGCCATGACTTCTATTTCTTCAGGCATTTCTACAATCGGAACGTCTGGCTCAAATCCTAAATCTTCAAATACAGGTTCATCCATAACAGCAACATCAACATTAACGTCTGGCATTTCAATTTCTATAGGAATGTCTTGGACAATTTCTTCTTCGTATACAGGTTCTTCATATATAGGTGTTAAAGTTGTAATAGTATTTTCAAGTTCTTGCTGTTGAACAACTTGCATCCATGTATCGACAACAGTTGTTATATGATTGTAGGCTACGTTATATTGAAACTCATCCCAATAATATTCACCATACCCACCAATCTCTATATAAACTTTATCCAACTGGTTAGCAAAATCATGGCTGCCTGTTACGGTGTTTACCCAATTAGTATTGTTGTTATAGTTATAAGGGTTTTGCGTAAAGGTTGTTTTGTCTATAGTTACTAACCCTGTTTCCCATTGCAGCACATTATCGTTATAACCTTTAGTTTGCACATACGCTGTTTGCCCGGAGTTCTGATACATGCTATCTGGAAACGCAAACAAAAACTCATAATTAACTTCGCCACCTTCATTTATGTCAAAGCTATTTAAATCAACGTATTGGCGCCAGGTTGTTAAGCTATTACTTCTTGCATGGCCACAGCCGCTTGTTCGACCATCGGTACCTGTTGCCGGGAAACCTGATGCTGCATCGGTACAACTACTGTGAGAATATATACTGCCAGCACCACCCCAATCTATATTAGCGTTACCATCTTTAGATGTAGCTACAATACCATTATCGCTGTCTAATACATCGCCTGTTGTTTTGTTTTCTATAGTAACTGTTGTTTCTGTAACAGTTTCAACATTACCTTGTTGTTCTATTTCAGTTGTTGTTGTAGAACCTTCTTCTAGTAATTGTGCGTTAGAGGAATAACAATAAAAGAAGAACGCTAAAAATACCAAAAGCTGCTTCATCATTATTAAATCCTTCTTCTTTTAATTCATTATCTTTTAGCCATTGCACATAATCAGGTCGTTTCTCTGGATTTTCTGCCCATGCTTTTGCAGCCTCTACTCCTATAGAACCATAATATGGGCATGGCGTACCCGCCATTTCCATTGCTTGAAATATTCTTGCGTCTTGGCAAAGCATCGCAACAGCACCAACTTTCATACCCATACGAAACAATGCGCGACTTAACTTAAGGCGTTCACAATTTAAATCTCTAATTGTTGTACCACCTGCAATACCTAGTATCTGCGATTGTATGGCTGCGCTTGCAGCTGTACTGCAAACATCTTGGTTGTTAATAACAACACTTGGAGCCGAAGCTGTAGAAGGGGTACGGTCTATAGTCGTAGTACCAGACACCGTGCTTGATGTACTTGTTACAGTATTACTTTGCGCCCAGGCATTGACGCATAAAAAAACCGCCATGACAGCGGTTAACAAAAAGTATGATAGTTGTTTCATCGTCTATACTGCTTTACATCCTTATCATCTGTCCATCTGTTGACACGGGCAACAACATCTATTGTGCCATCGCCTTTATAAGTATTAGTATGTAATACAATAAAAGCATCCATATCACTAGCACCATCAATAGCATCGCATATCGCTTTATGGTCTGTTCTTATTGATGCCATAAATGTAACCACATCTGAAGGGATTGCCGTATCAGCAGTAACTTTGCGTTGTATCAGCCAGTTAAAACCTTGGCAAAATCCGTTAGCATCTATATCAGCTTTTTCTTTAGCTAAAGTTTTTAAACCTTTTGTAACAATTTGATTTCCATCTACATCATTTTTAGGATCATTAGCATTTGTACCATCTGGTGCTTCACCATCATCTATTTGAGCTTGTGTCCATACTTCGTTTACATCGGCTAAGTTTTTGTCAGCAACTTTAACTCCAATAGTTCTAACTACAGAGTTTTTATCACCAGCTATAGCAAATGCTTCAGCTTTTTCCATGTAGTATTTTTCATTAAGATGTGTGCCACTTGTTGTTACTGGCACTATACCTACATCTTTTAACTCGGCTGTTGTCCATTGAAACATTTGGCGAGGATGTTTTATGCCATCAATCGTCATAGATTTAGGATAAACAATAATTTCTTCTATTGTATCTTTATCCGAATTTAGTTTAGCCCACATTATTTTTCTCCTTTATACTGCTGTGCCATATTTAAAAGGTTGACCTATAGC